CACGGATTGACCAAAAGCCGATGAGCCATCATTGGCAGCGGCGATATGAATACCAGCAATTTTGCGAATGAAAGATTTTTCGTTGCAAATAACAGGAGCCCCACAATCACCATTGATTGTGTTAAGACAATATTCAATGCAATCTCGAACATTTCTAACACCATGGGCCGTGTTAAGAGTTACAGACGTCATAGATGCCATTGTGTTACCCAAAACGACTAATGTGTTGCCAGATTTGTAATTACGAATTGTTGCCACAGAAATATTAGCACTTCGTTGCGATAGCTCGGGCATAGTTTGAAAATGTTTGACAATATCTGCATGTGCGTTAACATAACGTGGGAATTGAATCAACATGGCATCTTTATCTTTGCCACTAGAATCAGTTAACCCAACAAACCTAAGTTCGGATACTGGAAGAACAAAACGAGATGAAAATATATTCTCCATCTCGATCTGATCATCTTGATCCAACATTAATTCTAAATGTCGAGGCACAAGCATGACTGTGTCTCTTACGAAGAGACCATTTAAAAGTGGGAGATCCCCACGAACCCGTTTAATTTTATACAAATTAGACAATATACGCGTGGAAATCAAATCCTGCGCCGTACAATCCTTCCATGCTTGGAAGTTAGCCAAAGTATCCTTTTCCAACACCTGAGTGTCAAGTGTAGCCTCAGTAATAACACAGGGAGCCTTGCGAGTAAGACTATCACCAGATGTTGAAGCCTCAATTGTCACTTTTGGGTGTCTTTGAGCATGTTCAGCACAATAGCATCGATCATTGACCGCTCCTTTTGGAATGCAGCAACAAGGTGATTCTGTGCGAGAATAGGGACACATCTCAACAATGGCATTAACGGAAGGTGAAGCTTCGGTGGTTACAACCTTAGGTTTGATAGTAATACTATCTCCCGATTGTGCAGCCTCCATAGCTATCACTCGTCTTTGATGAGTTAGGGCATCCCCGGATGAGATAGCCTCTACATTGATAGATTTAGCTTTATTAGTCAAACTATCACCTGAATTGAAAGCCTCCCATCTCATCTTCTTAGTAGAAGATGTTTTTGAAAATAGTTTCCATATTCCTAAACCGGCAAGCAAAACTCCCAACAAAATTAAGACATTCTTAAACGTCAAAAGTTGTTGGGCATAGCGCTGACAGCTTTGCTTGTATGACTCAACAGCTTCTTCACATTCAATGAGAGTAGGAAAAAATACTTTTTCACCATCAAAAAAAACATCATTAACTTGCAACGTAGCCCGGATTTTCTCGAATCTATCCTCGTCAACGCGAGTTGACAAAACATGATTCACACTAACTGAGCGACGTTGTTTAACCAAAATTTGGTCAATACAATGCTGAAGAAACTCATCATAATCCATATGAGGAACATTAATGGGCATCATTGTTTCGGGGTTATATAAAACTATTTCATACACTTTTGTGTCAACGGGTCCATCACACTTAGAAGTATCCAAACGCTCGACTTCGTTATTATTTGTTCCAGAGAATCCCTTCTTAACATACTCACGTTTTACTTGAACCTTAGCACAAACATCTATACGTCTGCGATAGGCATCTGGAAAAGTAAGAGAACTAACATTGTGACCAAGAATATTGCTCGTTAGAATGATAACCTTAGAGTTAAATTTAGTTCGTTTCTTTTCTGCAAGTTCTGCCATATGCAGCGGATAGGGAGCAATATTACTTGCTCTAATCAGCTCCATAAATTCCTCATTAGGGTTTGTACTGGAATCAGTTCGTTGACCAAAATCATCATATGTGACAATATTTTGACCAACATAACCATCCCAGAACTCTTGCTCAGTATTTCTAAAATATATGTTGTTGGAGAAATTTTGAGCTTCCTCAACTGATGAAACGAACAATGCATTTAAATCAACTGAGAGAGGCCATGTCATCCCAGATTTTCCAACTCCTGATTCTCCAAATAGCTGGATGACCAGGGGTTCCATTCGGGGTTTGTTTCCAAATACACCTGTAAAATCACACAATTTCCTTGCTTCTTCAATAATTTTGAAAATACGTTGGAAATATAATGTCATCTTATTATCAAGACGCTTCTCAGAAATATCCGACGCAAATTTTAGCCCTTGTCGATACAATGTATCAACTTTATAGACCAAACGTTCATCTTTTTCCAAACGTTGTGCCAGTGGATCCTCGGGATTACCAAGGTCCAAAATGGCTTGAGCCCATTTAGAAAAATCGGTAAGATACAAATCTAAATCAGTTTTAGATCGCTCGATACCCAATACATTTATATAGAGGAATTCTACAATTCCTTCAAACATATAGGAATAACCTGTCATGAAGTCAAAAATATTTTTCAAACCACGACAACGATCACCAAAAAACTTAATAGCAGAAGTTATATTCGTCTTTCCGGGCAATCCAAGCAAAATTTGGAACAAAATAGCCAAAATTGAACCCATAACTGGCACACTCAGAATTAGCAACGATGCGCTATCTTTCACCAATGAAAGAATATCTGCAATAGCAAATCCCATTTGGAGCTCATGGGTATGTGTGGTTTGACACAGAGCCAAAAGTTGTTTATAAATATCAACACCAAAATTAGTGAAAACATTCCAAAAAAAACACTTAAGGCGAGATTTTGAATCTGCGAAAGATACATTAATCAAAATATTAATTACAGAAATCAAACGACTTGTCATATCAGTATCAAACACTTTACATTTAATGTCCGCTAGACAATTAGTTACACTGCCAATAAGTTCACTAACTCTATCTGACATAACTCCAAAGTTATTTAAGCTAGTCTGTAGAGAAGGTCCCAACTTATCAGCTTGATCCGAAACTTTATCTGCAACATTCTGATAAGAATCAATAAGATTTGGAATCTTTTCTAAGCCAAATATCTGCAAATACGCGTTACGCATAGTTTTAGCTTCTCGTTGAACTAATCTTCGTTGACGTCTGGACTTATCCAATTGGCGTTCGAGAGAGAGATCAACACGTGTGAAACACTTATCGTGTTCCTTCCTAGAATTCACATCGCGGATGCGAATTAGAGATTGTTTACCATTAGTTTCAACTACGATGGTATCATAGCTTTGTTTTGATTGTTTGTTAAGTCATTATTTCCTAGAGACCACAAGATTAGTTGTGGCTGCCGATTCGACTCAGAATGGCCCTCCAGTGTCTTTATGGTATTCGTGGGGATCGCCCATGCAACA